CCTCTGGTAGAATGAAGTCGCGACACACCATTCTGAAAGGAGCGAGCAAACCATGCCTGAAAAGATTGTACAGCTGAATGAGGAAGTAATCAAGGGGCAGCTCAAGGAACTTGTGCGTGGCAGCGTAGAGGAGACACTCAACAAGCTGCTGGAGGCCGAGGCAGAGAAGCTGACCCAGGCTGCCCGGTACGAGCGTAATGAGCAGCGCCAGGGGTACCGGAGCGGCCACTACAACCGGAATCTCACCACTACATCCGGGGACGTTACCCTGAAGGTGCCCAAGCTCAAGGGGATCTCCTTTGAGACCGCCATCATTGAGCGGTATCGCCGCCGGGAGAGCAGTGTAGAAGAAGCTCTCATTGAGATGTACCTGGCAGGCGTATCCGTCCGACGTGTGGAGGATATTACTGAGGCTCTGTGGGGCAGCAAGGTGTCTCCGGCCACCATCAGTGAGCTGAACAAGAAAGCGTATGTCCACATTGAAGACTGGCGGAACCGCCCTCTGCAAGGCGGGCGCTATCCGTATGTCTATGTGGATGGGATCTACCTGCGCCGAAATTGGGGCGGAGAGTTTGAAAATGTGGCCATTCTGGTGGCGATTGCAGTGAATGAGGACGGATACCGTGAGGTTCTTGGTGCCGCCGAGGGGATGAAAGAGGACAAGTCCAGCTGGGTCAGCTTCTTCCAGTGGCTGCGCGGCCGCGGCCTGGACGGGGTTAAACTGGTGGTTGGAGACAAATGCCTTGGTATGCTGGAAGCTGTGGGAGAAGTATTCCCAGAGGCCAAGTACCAGCGGTGTACTGTGCACTTCTACCGCAATGTGTTCTCCGTAACGCCTCGCTCCAAGGTGAAGCTGGTGGCAAAGATGCTCAAAGCGATCCATGCTCAGGAGAGCAAGAAAGCTGCCCGGGAGAAAGCCAAAGCCGTGGTGGAGCAACTGCGCTCTATGAAGTTGAAAGAGGCCGCCAAGAAGGTGGAGGATGGCATTGAGGAAACGCTGACTTACTGCGATTTTCCCAGCGAACACTGGACTCGCATCCGTACCAATAACGTCATTGAACGGCTCAACCGGGAGATCCGCCGCCGCACTCGTGTAGTGGGCAGTTTCCCAGACGGCAACTCCGCCCTCATGCTGGTCTGCGCCCGGCTGCGCCATGTGGCCGGCACCCAGTGGGGCAACAAGAAGTACATGAACATGAAGCACCTGGAGGCTGCCCTTGAGGACGCCTCCATTGCTGGCTGACTTCTCTCATGCCAGGGCCTGCAAACCATTTTGCGAAAATTCCTTGACACTACCTAAACTCTTAGTGTGGCAGTTTATCCCCAAATCCCTTTGAACACGCAAAGCGAGGTGAGGCGCATGGACAGAGCAGAAAAGGAAATCAGGAAAAGCGGTCTTTATCCCATGGGCGGATAAGGGCCGCTTTTCTTTTACCCATCGACATAATCCGGGGAATATCTCCATGATTTCTCCCGGTTCGACCTTACAACAACATATATCAGCAAGGGCGGCAGCTTTGAGCTGCCACGCTTAAAAGAAAGGGGATGACGCCAGCCGCCTGTGTGCCGTCCGCATAAGCGGGCAAGGAGTAGCGTGCTATGGATGAGAAAATCCACAGCATTGAGAAACTGCTTTTTGTCCTTCTCAAACGACACACGGCTTTTAATGGACAATTTTCAATCGGCGTTCACCGGCGCTTTTGCGGGAGAGAGTTTGCCCCATCCGGGGACAAGCCTCCGCCTGCGGATGCTCCATACGCCATTGGGCTTCTCAATGCGCTTATCCTTCGAGCGGCTGATTTTGTACCAGATTACAAAGTCAGCCGCTTATTTTATAGGCAACCTGGTTATAAGAGCAGGGCGCCGCCACCTCCGGTCTGTTTTCGCAAAAAACAGATCGGAGGTACAAAAATTGCGGGATTATCGCAAAAGCGATTATGCGATAAACAAATACAGCCCCAATATTGTTTATCGCTTCCATGATGAAATTATTGAGGTTGCTCTGGAGGATTACCTGAAGGAGAACCCGGATAAAACAGAACAGGACTTTGCGGAGCTGAAAGCCCTGTCCGATGAGATTTACTATGAGCAGGATCGGGCTGAAAGCACACAGACCCGCAAGGATGTGTCCATCCACGGTTTAGAGGAAATGGACTGCTGCTCTACCCGGCCATTGGAAGAAGAATTGGAGGAACTGGCGGCAGAAGTACAAAACCGCCGCTATGCCCGGATTGCACTGGAGCGACTGTTTGCTGCGGGCGTACTTACAGAAGTCCAGAAACGGCGTTTTCGACTTCATGTGTTCCGTGGTCTGTCCACCCGGCAGATCGGCAGGTTGGAAGGGACAAGCCATCAGGCTGTTGCCAAATCCCTGAACCTTGCCATCGAAAAATTGAAAAAATTTTTTGCGGAGCAGGGTTGACACCCCCACGGTTTCAGGACGATGGGTGAAAGGAGTTCTTTCTGACCCCCCTTTCGCCTGTACCTTGACAACCGCATACTCATTCATCGGTAACTTCCCCTTTGCCAGTGCGATGAGCAAAAGCCGATTCAGAAGCCGCGCCATGAGGTACGGCACGGATGAGCAGATCCCACCTACTTTCTTTCATTGGTCTTGCTGTCATCCTGCCTGTATGAGCGAGAAACGGCGGTCTGTAAAAACCGGGCAGCTCCCGGCGCGGCCATGACCGGCAAAGGGTACAATGGTACTCCTGTCCAGCCACAGCCCTGCCTGACCGCAGGATCACGCAATGGGGGCAGCTCGGAGAGATCCTCGGAGGGGTGAGATTCCCGTGGGCCGGTTCGCTGCTGGCCGCTGATGACTTCCCATGTGCGGGGTGTCGAGGACAAATAGCACAATGAAAGAAAACAGATTGGAAAAAATTCGCCGGACGCAGGGCGGGCCTTTCGGGGCCTGCCCTGTTTCCGGCTTACTTATATTCAGGAGGTCATTCTTATGCGGCGAAAGGCGATCCGGCGCGGCGCTTTGTTCTATGCCGACCTAGACCCGGTGGTTGGCTCGGAACAGGGCGGAACACGCCCTATCCTCATTCTCCAAAATGATGTGGGAAACTATTTCAGCCCTACCGTGGTAGCGGCGG